TGGGAATTGTTTTTCCTTGAAGAGAAGGGATGGCATGACTCCAAACGAGCCAACATCCTCCGTGATCTTCAAACTCGTATCCACCAATTCGCACTCTCTGAGGCTTAACGCACCAATGAACATCAACACTAAAACCGGTGAGCTTTTGATAGCCACCTTGGGACGTTACACCAGCAAAACTGAGAAGATCATCTTCTTCAAAACTAGAGCCGGTTCTCTTGTTAGCAGCTACTACATCAGCACCTTTAACTCGATTAAAGAAGGTGATGGCTTGATGCTGTCTAACTCTTGCGATCCTGATCAAGTTCTTGATGCTGATCAAGTCGCCAAATGTAAAACTTTCATCCGTAACCACTCATGACTTACCATTTTCTGCCACGAGAAGAATACGAATCAGCCAAGCTTGAAAGAATCCTCGCAGAACTTGAGGCCATCATTGAACGTGAAAAGAAACGCCACATGATGGATGAACACCTTTCACATTCGATGCGAGATCTTCTTGAAGATGAAATCATCCCAATGCTTGAAGCTGAACTAAATTACGATCCAACACCTGACACCGCTTACGACTTCTTTCACCAATGACTAAAGAACTAATCTCACGCCAACAAGCTGATCGTGCCATCAACCAATTGTTATCTGTCATCATCGGCAGAAAACAAGCTATAGCCTCAAATCACCTTGTAAATTACATCCCGGAACGCTTGGAATTTAGTCTTAAATTGATAGCGCAAGAGATGGAAAACGACATAAAATTAGGTGATCCCGATATGGTTGGCGCTGCTTTGAGTAGATCTCAACGTAAACTTTCTAGCCTTCAATCATTGAAGGTTTTATATAGCTTGATCTTGGAGGTTGATTGGTCATGAGTGGTGACATTAACTGGAACAATCGACCCCATGAAGTCATAGCAGCCGCTAAATCCAGGGCGCTCGCGGCGCTCCACCATAAACACAGTAAAGGGCTTACAACCCTTGAACGTGCTTACCTTCATGCCTTAAAGACTGGCCGCGTTGATCCTGATGATTAACAATAAGGCCAACTAACTTCCAACTCTTCCTCCCATGAATGGCCGTCTATCGGTCGTTCTTCAATGTAAGCAGTCAGCAGATGTTTCATCTCTATGAATGGGATTTCTACTTCTTCGGCTGCTTTCGCCACATTCTTCTTGCCCCGATAACAAAGGTCTAACGCTTCCTCAAGCTTCATCCCACCGCTCCAGCAACAACCATCGACATATATCGATCCATACGCTCTTGCCACCTAACTTCGCAGCCACGCATTTCCAGTTCGCTAAGCATCCGTAGTTGAATGGTCCCATTGGGCTTGCCGATGATTACCGCTCCACCAGCAACACGGATGCCAGCCCTTTCATATAAGGCAAGGCTATAAGCGCCAAGTTGGTCCTGGTGATCTTTCAGCCAAGACTCGGGCTTGTCTGTCTCCCTGCCGCTAGTTTTGAAATCGCAGATCGTTAGCCCTAGTTCTGTATCCAACAGGGCGTCTGCCGTTCCAGCAAAGCCTGATGAATGGCTAACACTGAACTCTGAGGCATGAATCGCCGTTACCGCTCCACTTACCAGCCAGTCGGATAAACCTCTGGCGTACTCACGGGCTGCCCACGATACCTTCGGCGCTCCTTTCTCTGACTTCTTAAGTGCCCAGGTGGTGATGGCTTTTGGAGGACGTGCCAAACCATCATCCCAAACCTTCCACGCTCCTTTCTTGTTGGCACTTTGACGGGCCAACTTCGCTGCGGTCTTGAGCACATACTCGCAATGCTCATGGGCAACAGTACCCCGGTCACAGGCAAGATCACGCTCCAATGAACTGCCAGGTCTCTTGGACCATCGTGCCAATGCATCTTTCTGAGTCTGGGGGGCTGTGTGCTTCAGGATATGGGTGACAGAGTGATATATCTGCCCTTCTTGATCTCTGTAAACCCTAAATGGACCAGAGTTATCTTGTTCCAGTTGCCATCGACGCAGTGACGCCAATATGTCTTGGGCGTCAGGCTGCTCCGTCATAGTCCTCATTCAATAGAGCCTCTGATTTTTCATTGAGCCATTGACGCATAAGTTGGTTCGCTTTTGGCTCGACCAAGTGGGCGCTCGAAACCCATCCTCTTAGATGACCAACGACGACAGCAACAGAACCGTCTTCTAGAAACTCTGTGACTGTCTCGGGTAGTTCTGTTGTACCGGGCATTAGACGCTCTTTCCCAAGGATACTTTACTCTGCATACGGCTGATGGCAAGACCCTCTCGAAAAATGTCGCAGATAAGGATGTTTATCGAGGTCATTACTGTCGGGCAATCTAGGATAGTATTTTCTTACATGCAATAAACCTTTTCTTGTTAGCTGGAACCACAACCCGGGCAAACGATCGTGAGTTTTTTCCAAATAACCTTGCGCTAACAGTGAATTTAAGACTCTTGTAAACACTTTTACTGTCATGTCAAGATCTTCCAAAATATAAATTCCGCAATCCCCGCCATACATTCGAAACTTAAAAAGAACTGCATCAGCTTCTGTAGTCAGGTTAGATTTTTTAGTCATAATTTTTTGTAAGAAAAAAAAGGGGGCGCAAGGCCCCGCTCCAAAATCAGCTTTCGGTGAACGGATCGTCGCCTGTCACCATTCGGTTCAGGTCAAATCCACCCTTCTGCACCTGCAGCCAAGCTTTCTCCATTTGAGTCTCGTTGTGCTCGTCCTCATCACGGGGAACGATCAACAGCTCATAACGCACCATGTCAGCTTTGATCTTGCTCAGCTCGAAATCCCAGTCCAGCAAGTTCTTGCTGTACTTCTTGTTCAAGCCGTACTTTGCAAACTGACGTGCCAATGAAATGTGTGAAACTTCAAGAACTTGGACTCTATCCATGTCCCAGTTGTAAACAGGCCATGTCAAGCATTGCTGTGGCTTGCGAATAGCTGTCTTGTCATAATTCATCGACTGAACATATTCAGAGCCAAGCTCTAAATCAATCTCATCAGATGATGGCTGACCCATAAAACGGAATGGCTTCATGGAGCCTGATGCTTTGGCTTCTGCCCAGACAAGCCAGTATTCAAGCGGGTCTTGCTCTAAAAGTGCAAAGTTTGCTGGCTTACCTTGCTCTAGTTTTGTATATCCAAGGTAGTTATCTTTAGAAGAACTACCCTCATTCTCTTGTTCAAGAGATTGAATGAAGCCTGCGGAAAGTTTCACGAAAAAGTTGTCTTGTGGGTTGTCGCGTCAGTGTTTGACGCTCCAACAAACTACAAACAACCTTGCCTTTTGTCAATATGGGCTAGGATAAAAAAACTCCCGACTAGCCCACGTTCCAGGGGGCCAATCGGGAGAGTTAAATAACCGCCCTTCCATAGTACATGAACCTTCAAGAATTTGTTGCCCAGCTGCCTTCTGGCCTGGTCTATGCACCGATATATGCCAAAGACGCCCCAATGGCCTCTGGCAAGCCCGCTACTGGCAAGAACCCTCTTAAGGCCAGCTACGACTCCAAGTTTGATCCGGCTGACGTTGCACTGGCAATCAAGCGCAATCCAGACCTTCAAGCTGTTGGTGTCTTCACTGGCATCCGTGGTAACGGCATCGTCATCCTTGACGTTGATCGTCGCCTCGACAAGCACTTAAAAGTCTGGGGCTCGTCCCTTGAAGGCGCTCCAATAATCAAATCAACCAAGCACGATGCAGCTAAGTACCTGTTTCGCGTCCCAGAAGACCTCTGGAATCAGGTTGAAGGCCATGGACTTACTGATGACTGCCCTGACTACGAGATCCTCTGGAACTCAAAGCGTCAAGGCGTCATCTTTGGTGCCTACCCAGGTGGCAAGAACTCAACTCCTGGTCACTACAGCTTTGACGGCGACCTAAATAGCATTCCTGTTGCTCCAGATTGGTTGCTTGCAGAAATGAAGCAGCCGCCAAAAACAATCAACAAACGCGATCTTGATTTCACTGATCGCACTCAGGACGAAATCTTTGAGATCGTTCGCGATTGCCTAAACGTCATCCCATGCAAAGGCGCTGGCTCCAGAGATCACTGGGTCAGGATTGGTATGGCAATCAATTCTGCTTTACCCAATGAAATGGGCTTCATGCTTTGGTCAGCATGGTCAGCAGAGGATCCTGACTACGCCTCTGAATGGGAAGACTCCAACCCTTGTGCTGACGCCTGGAACACCTTCAAAGGCAATGGCATTGGCATTGGCACCTTAATTTTCTTGGCTGACAGGGAGGATCCAGAACGCCGTAGGTTTTCAGACGATCTGGCCAAAGTCGTCAAATCAGCAGAAGAAAAAGTAGTCCAAGAAACGCGCCAAGCAACACTGGACTTCGATGAAGTCATCCGCCGCGCCAAACACATCCTTGATCTCGACAACCCGGCTGAGGTTAATTACAAGCTCAATACCCTTGCCCTGCAGGCTGGTTACAGAGACCAATCAGCCCTTGAGAAATTAATCGTCGATCAACTGTCGTACGAAAAAGCTCAAGACCTCATGACCGTTAAGGAGCTGATGAAGCTGGACGCCAAGCGTGATTACTTGATCCCTGATGTCCTGCCTCATCCTTCTGTCGTCTTGATCTATGGCGCTGGTGGTGACGGTAAATCCATGTCCGCTTGGGCTCTTGCAAAACACATTGCAACTGGTCAACCCTTCTTGGTTCGTGGCAATCACGTTCCAGTCGAACAAGGCCCTGTCCTGCTGCTCAACGGTGATCAGCCTTTGGTTCAGCTCAAAGAACAACTGGAAGAAATGGATTTTCCCGTCACTGACCAGACTTTGATCCAGACCGACTGGCAGCTTCAACGCTATGCACAGTTCATCAAGCTCATGGAGAAGCACCGCCCCAAACTCGTTGTCATTGACTCGCTTATTGGTTGCTCTGGTGGTCGAGCCTTTGATGAGAACAAATCTGAATTTGCTCAGCCCTTGTATTGGCTCACCAAAAACAATGGCGATCTCTTCCCTGCAACCACAATCCTCATCGTTCATCACGCCAATAAGAACGGTGGCTTCAGAGGCACCTCAGCCATCCGTGATGCTGTTGACGAGACCTGGGCGTTACGCAAGCCAACTGACGAGGAGAAGGGCCGTGTAGGCGGTCATAGCCGTCTAATCACAATCGAGAAGTCACGCTCAGGCCGCATGGACACCCAGCTCGTCATGCAAATGCAAGATGACCTGTCCTTCACCATCAGTGACTTCACGCCCGAAGTGGATGAAAACAACACATCACCAGCTTCCGTTGCTGATCGTGTCCTTCAAAAACTCAGAGTCGTTCACCCTGAATCACGCACTATCGAAGATCTGTTTTACGACCCACTAATCAACGGCAAAACAGCCGCTATACGCAAATCGCTCCAACGATTGGAAAAACGAGGCTTAGTAGTCTCAAACGCCTCAGATAAGTCCCGTTCCAAACAACAAGTCAACTCCTACAAAGCAATACTCGCGCGTGGAGAGGGTCAGAAAGTGTCCCAACCAGGGGTAAATGCTAGTGATGGAACGGTATCTGAGGTGGGACACAAGGCTGGGACACCCCTATCCTGTCCCAACCTTTCTGAGGGTTCTGTTGAGATTGATATTGGTGCGGATGAGCTGGGACACATCTAACTGTCCCAACCCCCTGTCCCAACCTTCTTCCATTGCTATCACTAGCATTTGGGGCGGTTGGGACACCTACGGCATCTATACGCGCGAGAAGCCTTTCGATGAATTGGAGCGAAATCCTTAGCAAGGCTGGTGTTCCTGAACCTCCGGGCTACCTTGAAACCGTTGCTTCGGTACGCTCCAAACCCAGAGTTAAATCGTCCAACAAATCCAAGAAATCCAAAAAGAAACCCGTAAAATCACGGCATGAAAAGAGTCGAAACCTACCTCCCAGAAGAGATCGCCAAACGTCTTTCTGATCAAGCAGAAAGTGCTGGCATCAAGCGATCAGAACTGATTCGCGACCTTCTTACTAATTCACAAACAAGCTTCAACATTACGCCCGATGACTACAACAGAGCTGTCGTTAGGATTCGCAAGCGTTGCGGTAGTTTGTTGGGGCGTCATCAAGCTGAAAGCCTTGTGGCATCAGTTTTTACAGAGTTCTCAGGAGCTAGTCTTCGTGCAGCAAAAAATTAATCTGTACTACTGCCAGGTCGATGACGATGACGATCACTTCCCATTAGCTATCGCTCGATTCACCGCTTATGACGAGGATCACAAACCTCTATCTGTAGAGCAGGTAACTTACGAAAGTGACCCCAATTACTTTCAAGCTCAGGTCTCTGCTGCTCTTTCGTGCGGAGTTGATGTAAGTGTCATCACCGCTTCACCAATGGAAGACTTTGCCTGGATTAATCAACTGTCGCAACAAGCTTGAAACTTAAAATCTTTCGCAATGACAGCACATGGATTGTGCTAACCGAGAATAATGAGATAACGTTCCATCAAACGCTTGCTGGAGCGATGGCTGATGCCTCTACCAAAATCAGGGCGTCAACTGATGCTGGATCGTCTATATGCAGCAGTTAGATCAGCCGCGACTGCTGACATCCAACGAGCTGCAATGCTCCTAGAAGGAGCCAAAAAGATTAGAGCAGGCTCAAGCCGTCAACGATCTTCCGCTCGAAAAGCACAGGCCAACGCCTGGGAAAAGAAGGTTGACAACTCAGTAACATGGTAACATTACTCTAGTATTGTGCCGTTTGATGGCAAGCAATCACGGCAAACGTGTTTACATTCAAGTGCTACTAGACCCCAATCGTGGTGCGTTGTTCTTGCTTGAAGCGAAAGAAAAGGGAGTTAAACCTTCATCCTTAATGCGTGAAATTGTCTACGACCATGTTGCAAGCGAAAATACTCTTGATACCTACGAGCAAGCCCTAATCCAAGACAAGCAGGAGTGGCAAAACTCCGTAGAAGCAAGAATTGCTGGACGTGCTGCTAAACGACGTGAACGTGCTGGTCTCAAGGAAGAGCCCTAAACCTGCTCTAACCCAGCGATGTGTCCAACAGCTTGCCTAAGCAACTTGCCCTGGTGCCACTGTTGACGCGCCATAGCAACACAAAGCTGTGACAGCACATCTATGTTCTCGCAGTCCTCAATCTCTCTAATACTCCGTTCGAGCGTTAACTCCTCTTCAAGACTTTGCTCAACGACCATCCATTGCATTGATGGATCGTAGGACTCGTTTTTCGGAGGCATAGGGCTCCTCACTCTTAAATCGTATGTAATCACCTATAGCGGGAAATAACCAGTCCTGCACTGGTAAGCAAGCCTGCCAATTCACAGGTTGAACGCAGTTCATTACGACTGTCGTCCAGAAAGCACTGATATATCCCCAGTTCATCGATCCACAAACACAGCCCAGCCGCTTGCTTCTCCTTCAATAGACCAACGCTGATAGAAGGCAGGCCGAGACATCCTGATCAACTCGCCAGATTTGGTGGTGTCATGGCCGCCATGATCCATATCTGGTTTGCCCATTGGATCCATGGCAATGAAATCATCTTTGTCGTAGCCAATGATTACGCTCCAATGCCCACAGCCTTCGCTATCGCACACTGCTGGATTGCCTTTAGTCAGATCACCTTTATGCAGCCAGCCCACAAGCAAAGGACGGCCAGCGTCAATCTCAATCTCAATATCCTCAACCCTGGCATCCCTGCGAAACTCAGCGTCTAAGCCAAGTGATCTCAACGCAGACACCTGAGCATGAACTGCTGTCGTATCACCAAACTTTCGGCGTACATGCCGATAAGCGTCTTGGCTTTTTACGCCATGGTGGAACGCCACAACCATTGCAGCTGCTGCGTCAAAGCATTCCCGGTAGCCATAGCCGGTAAGGCTATCCATTTGGTTGTAATACGGGACGCCGTAAACCTCTTGATGGATGCCACTAGCCTTCCACGTCTCAAACCACTCAGCCTCATCGTCAAGCAAATCTTGATCGATCGACTTCTCTAGCTCCGCAATTGCAGCTAACTGATGGGGATCACCTTTCTTAAAAAACTGAAAGAAAGGAAGCAAGGATAATAAAGCCACAACTACGACCCAAACCCACATTTACTTCTCAACGCGATCTCCAGGGAACAGTAGATCCTGAACATACTTGCAAGCCACATCGTCCAATTGGTTGTCTGTCTGCTCGCTGATCTTGATCAAACAGTCGAGTAGCAGTTGCTTTACAGCCTTTGATTTGATGAAGCTAAACAGGATTGGCTTTAGAAGTAAAACCATGACAGCACTGTGTGTGCCGGAAGTCTAAGTCCGATTTGCGTGGCCTTCCAGTCGTGCAACATTCTGCTCCAGGTCTGAGATTCGAGCGAATAGCTCCTGATCCCGAACCCTCAGATCAGCGTGGAGAACATCCATTCGTGACGCTAAATTATCGACAGCTGAAGTTAGACGCACCAACGAATCCCTTCCATGCTGTGTCTCACGGTTGACACCTTTGATACCAGAGGCAGCCACGCCTATTGACGCACCAGCAACAGCAGCCCAGATTTCAACCACCATCCGACCTCTAGCGTGAACTCATCATGGCAGAAGAACAGGCAAAGCAAGAGCAAGAAAACGACAACTCACGTTTAGGTGATGTCATCAAAGTTGTCCTGCTTGGTTGGGCAATGGCAATCCTGACCGCAAATTACTTGGGAGTCTTCAAGCAGTCTCTTGACCCCACCTACCCAGCTTCCATTCTTTCTGGTACGGCAGCTTCCTTTGGCCTAGCTGTCGGCAACAATAAAAAGAAAAAAGAGGAGCCTACAATCAAGGAACAGTCCTCTACGTCTAAACCCAAATGAGACGTTTTCTCTTCTTATCCTGCCTAACGTTTTTTGCGGCAAGTCCTGCTTCGGCAGATATTACGCACGCTATTAAGTCTTCAATCTCGCTAACTGTTGATGGAGCAGGATCAATCTCAACGCGGTTGCCGAGCACAATGGCAGTATCTGGCTCTAACGTCACTCTGGACACTGCTCCTGTGTTGGGGTCATTTTCTTCCGGCAGTGCTCTTGGGTACACTCCTGGTGCTTACAGTATTACTACTGCTGGCGACAGCTTTTCGTATTCAGAGTCATACATAGAAGGTGATGACGTTCCAACCGTACTTTCAACAACTGTGACCGGTGGTGTAGTACCTGCGTTGCCAATCTTCGGAAGCAATACTACAACTTCTGGAGGAATTGCAGGTGCTTTGGCTGGCACAATTGCAACCGACGGAGCAATCTCGATAACAGCAGGTGGTGCGGGTACAACTGCAGTTGGCCAAGTTATTCAGGAGCTGACTATCAAATGAGAATCCTGCTGTTGCTGCTTTTAGCTGCTCCAGCAGCAGCCGTACCAATCGTTCCTAACTTTCAACAAGGTACACTTTCTAGTACAACAAGAACAACATCTAAGGTCAACGAAGTCATTAATTCCTACGAATATCGTACGGGTTATGAATACACAGCAAGCGGCACAAATATCAAACCTTCTGCAGGTCTCGCTCCACAAAGCTTGACGACGACCACAAATACCTTGAACGGTATTTCAAGCAAGTGGACTGGACTTGATCCTGCATCTAGACCAACCTGGAGCATCGTTAACGAAGGGGCTGCCTTCAGCTTTGTTGAAACTTTGTCCGCGCCAGGGCTTGTAAATCACACGCTAATAAATAGAGAGACTGACATCGAATCACTTACAGAGACCACCAGCACCTTTACCCAATGAAGCGTGTCTTAGCAGCCCTGCTGTTATTGGCTGAGCCGGTTAACGCTCAGATTTCAAGCACTGCTGCTCCAGTCGCAAACAGCAGTGGCTCCGTTACAAACCAGGCTGTCCAGGTCGTACCAAGCAAAACGTTCACCTCTGTAATCAATGGCGTTAGTTGCCAAGGTGCAACCCTGACGATCAACCCTTTCCTTAGTTCAACCACTGGCTGGTCTGATCCGTACGAACGCTATTACAACGAGCCTGTCTATGACACGCTTGATTTAGTTGGTGCGTTTGACCCAGAAGGCAACCCCGTTCCAGATGGCAGACCTGATAACCCAGGCAGCGTCTTGTTTCATAAACCAGTCAGGACAGGGCAGAAAACCAACTTCTCAGTCAATGGCGGCATCACTGCACAGATCTCGATTCCGCTAGATCGAAGTCATATCCGTACTTGTCGCGCTGCAGCAGAAAAACAAGTGCAGCTTATGGAAGCCAGCCTTGCTGATAAACGCCTCAATTACGAAATAGCTAGGTTGCGAAACTGCGCTGACCTTATGAAAGAAGGCGTGATGTTTCACCCCAAATCGCCTTACAGCAAAATCTGTGCTGATGTGATCCTGGTCAATCCGCCTGGCGTCTTACCGCCCCACACACATTCAATTCCTACTTCCTCAAAGACCGCTGAAACTTCCGACGCTGCCAAGCGGACTCAACAGCAACCTTCTTCCCCAGCTTCTCCTTGATCTTTTTGATCGTCTTTTTGACGGTCGGCTTGATCGTTTTAAGCAAAATGTCGCCTAGTGGTTTGGCTAAGACTGCCGCTGTTGTTGCGACAACCGCAATCGTTGCAGTCGTAACCACAACAGGCGAACCAGGTAAATGGTTGCCGAGAATCGCTGGTATGTCCAACGACTTGAATTGGGTTTTGCACTCTCCATCGACTCGCTTGTAACCAGTGATGACAGCAGTCTGAAGCTTATTTTTAGCGCCTATAGGTATTGCGTCTGGTGGCGGACATGGCAACTCTGTGTCTACCTTTGGAATGCCGGTTGGGTTGGACGCCTCCGGTGAAGGGGACTGAGCCGGTTGTTTCGAGGCAGCCGGTTTTTCTTTGGGGTCTATTGCTGGCGGCTTAGCTGATCCATAAGTCAACGTTCCAGGTGTGAAGTCCAATGCGGCAGGAAACGATGGCATCGTTCCATCGCAAACAGTGAAGTTGCCCTTCGGATCATTGGTGTAAGCGTCTGGATTGCCAGGCTGTGCATTTCTTGTCTCAACGCAGCCAGGTATATCTGCAACCGGAAAGCCCAGCATTAACGTAATTGGTGGCTCCTGCGGGATACTTTGCGGTGGGATGCCTCTCCAAGCTGGTATCTCTGGAACGTAAACACGCCCCACACCAATCTCGGGTATTTCCGGCATCTATCAGAACGGCAACTTAGGTGTCTCGATTGCGGGGCCTGTAGCCGATGGCAGTTCAGGCATCACGTCATCAATCTGGGCTGGCACCATTTGCGTAACAACCTTGGTCAGCTCAAGCTTTAGCTCACTCATGTAATACTTCGTCAGCGATGGGATTCTGGTGTAAAGCACCAGCGATCCAACAACCATCGTTCCAGACATCAAGAACCCTAAGGCCCCAGCGAGATTGAAAAACTTTTGCATGGTGATGACAGATAAAACAAAAGGCCCCCTTACGGGAGCCCCTTGTCGGTCTGTGTGAAAAACCTAAGCTAGTTATAGCTCAGAAAGCCCACTTTACGCCAAGCTTTGTTCCAACAGAAGGATCCTCTTCTGCAGTGATGAAGCTCAGCTCGCCATAAATGCCAACGCTTTCGGCTACCTGAACGTTTCCGCCAACTTTGCCGGACAGTTCAAACTCACCATCTTCGCCTTGTGGGCTGACGAAAGCTGGACCGCCTTGAGCGTAGTAGCTGTAAACGCCATCAGCGCCTTCAAAACCAACGTGGAAATCTGTGGTTGCGCCCACGTAGTCGCCGCCTGAATAACCAGCGTTATTCTCCACGTTGACATAAGGGCCTGCCAAGGCAGCTGAACCAGCGAGAACACCAGAAACAGCTACTGCGAATGCTTTGATCATTTTTGGAAGGGGTTGAGTTTCCTTGAGCCAGATTAGCTGGCCCGGTCAATGGACAGTTTTGAATCTGTTCCTTAATTCTCATCCGTTCCAGGGAACGTTGAGTAATGACGCTTATGCAATCCGGTATAAAGACCGCGCTGTGGATGATCACTTTTGTCGCGGCCTTCAAGCTTATAAAGCATGTCCAGCCAGACAACCCGATTGTTCATCGCCTCAGTATCTTCCGCCCCTGGCTTGCAGGGAATCATTGGGTCAGGTCTTTGCATCAAGAAGGTTCCGTAGGCCATGCAGTTGCAATATTAGGGTTCGCAACCGTTTCCATCACAGGTTGACCCGCAACTGGATTAGCCACTTCATTGGCATCATCATCAACGATGGTGTCAGGCTCCACAACACCATTGCCATCAGCATCAGTTTGCTGGCGCGTAATCGTTGCCGATCCAAACAACAGCTCTTTTAACTCCTCAACAGTTGTGCAAGCGTCAATTTCGGTTTGACGCGTATTGCATGACGTGCGAACTGCAGCCCTATAAGTTTTCCAAACTGAAGGAATGTTTGTGCTGGTCTCTTTCGCTTTGATGATGCGCCAGTCAGATGGGGCGATCAACGTACCGGCAATCTCGTTTTGCTTTGACTTCCATAGCGTCTTCAGACCTGTAGTGGTGTTGCCGTTTTCATCAGTAACGTCATCCAACTGCTTTGGGTTATCGACGCCCCAATAAAAACGCTGGTCCCAAGTGCCTTCATCAGCGCCCCAGGTAACACCAATCGCTGCGCGATCTGCAGTGCTGCTTAGGCGTAGCCAGTTAGCTGGATATTGAGCGGTTTCTGTTTTCCATGGTCGATCCATGGGTAACGCACGACTGCCGAGGTAATAGCCCATGAGAATGCAGGTGATGAATGAAGTTTAACGAGCAAGCCCGCCATTGCTGGCGAATGGGTGTTCAGCGAAGGCGGCGTAGAAATGTGTATTAGCGTTTATTGCACCACTGCTTGAAGTCCTGATCTTAAAACCATTAGATAAGATATCTATATTATATCCGCTTGTAAAACCAGATTCAGCAGTAGTTAGGTTTGCAGCTACAACTGTACTAGATTCATTATAAGAATTTCTTTCTGTATCATAAATGATCCAATCATTAGAAGCATCCAGATTTTTGATAAGAATCCAACGTGGAGAAAAACCAGTATAAACAAATGGAAGTGATGATGAAGATTCATAGCTACCAAATGCGCTATACCCTTCGACAGGTGCAAAGCAGTAGGCGATCATGTCACCATTGTTATTGTCTAAAAGACCAGCAAGACCAATAGTAGTTGAAGTCATAGACCCCCAATATGTACCGCCAAATGTTCCAACAGCCAAATTGTCGAATCCCAAATAATTACTTGCAATATTAGAAAATTCTGCGCTCCAAGGACGCCAATTTGTTGAAGCAGCACGCCTCTTAGTAATCAAGAATTTTGGGGCAGCATTTAAACCATGGGCCACTGTTGCGTTCGCTGATCCAGTCCAGGAAATAATCGAGAACCCAGCACTTGGGTTGGCTCTGACTGTTGATGCGATGCTTGGGACGTTGGTTACTGATACGCCGGAGTCGACAAGCTGAATACCATCAACGTCGATCCTTGCAATACCTGTGTCTTCACTGCCGTATTTATTACGGCTCCAGCTTAATGAAGTAAAACCTGAAACATTAAAGGTGTGAGTTAAGATACTCGATGTTTGTGCAACATCATTGCCAACAGCAGTACCATTAATTTTAAATGCGTTTGCATGAGTTGACGGATAGTAATACCAAATTTTAACTGTTGATGCGCTACTAAAACTAGGGTTTGGAGTAAAAACTAACTCATTATTGTCAGCCGGAAGTGTGTTATTGGCATCATTTAAGTCAAATGTTCTTGTTTTTGGATAGCCGGAATAATTGCTTCCTGTTATTTGACCGCTCCACGTCTGACTCTGGTCATACAACGAGCTATTTAAATCACCAGCAGCAATCGTTGTGTTGGAAGATCCGGCGTCCCACGCCCAGGCAACATACGTATAATTGTTTTCATTGACGTGGTATCCTGCAAGACTACCTTTTGTCACCTTGATGCCGTCAGCAGCATTTCCAGTAATACAACCGTAACCCCAATCTGAAAGCGAGTATTCTTGCCCAGTGTCATTAGAAGACAGGTTCAATGACCCACCCCTTACGGTATCCCAAAGCATATGTCTGTATCCATGTGATCTGGATTTAACCCAAATTAAATCAGGAGCCGACGCAAGACTTAAACCAGTGATGGTGCGTTCTGAGGATGATCCATCACCTGTATAAGTAAGAACATCCATATAAACCGAACCATCCGCAATCGTTGGGGTCGGTAAGTTTGCGGTGTTTAAAGACTTGTAGCCGCTTGGTGCGGCATAAGCGAAGGCACGTTGGCCGAAGTTTAATGAGACTTTGGTACTATATTGACTTGTCACAGGAAATACATCAGACACTCCGGTAACAGTAGGATTAGCTCCAGAAGTTGGATTTCCAGTAGTACCAACGGAGCCATCCATCCAAACATTGTTTAAACCAAGCCATAGGTGTTGGTTGTCAGCGTCATAGGCCACCTGCATAACACTACCAATAGCAGCCGCAGAAAAACTAGATGCTGTTGTGGGAGAGCCGCTAACATATCGCTGAACAGTGCCACTGGCATTTACCAAAATAAGATATGTACCTGTGGCGGATATGTTGGGATTTGCGGCTGCATCAGTTGCTACACCAATACAATTTGCTGTAGTTCCTGAAAACGGAGACTGAACAGTTCCCTCGAAATACCATTTTCCTGTACTAGGAAATTTAAACGTACCTCTAGCGGCATTGTGATTAGTATTCCCTTCTGCGTCTAAATTGCCGTTGGTCAGAGTAAGAGACCCACCATTGTCCAACGGATTCAACGTCGCATAGTTGCCCACGACTTCGCCGCCCGCTCCAGTGTCTGTCTGCGTGCCGTTGGTTGGGGTGTCAACTAGGGAGTCGGTTCCTGCGGCAAGCGGATCACTGACGCCGGAGTCAATTAAATATTTGCCGTTAATTTTTAAATATTTTAAACGAGCAGAGCCGCCATTACCTTGTATGGCAATTTCCGTTAATGATGTAGGAATAGTACCTGTAACACTTACCTCTACAAATCCTCCTCCAAGATTAGATTGATTTACCGCAACATCTGTGCCATTGAGCTTGATAACACCACCAGGGCATGAATATTCGGTAGAAAAAACAATTGAGGTTACATTTGCCAACGCAGTTCCAAGCTCAACATATAACCAAGTACCTGCCGCACCAGTTTGGCTATAAAGATAATTAGTTAAATCAGCATCAAAGGGATTGGTGGCAGCAAGCGAATCGGGAAATGTATTAGTTCGACCTGAAGTTGAGTAAGACGTGTTGGCTGTAGTTGTGGTTTTCATGCCAGAACTCCACATCTGACTTTGATCCCAATCGGATCCTGCAGCACTTAAGTTATTAACAGTCCACGTATTCCCATTACCACTTGTGTCCGTACCAAGCGCAGCGTTTGAACTGTTGTCCGCAAAGTCGAGGTGGAAGGAGTTGTTACCTACGGAGACACCGGAGTCAATTAAAGCAATCCACCTGCCATTAATTAGAAGTTCAATTTTACCAAACCATCCGGGTTCCGTGCCATCTGCTCCACATTCGTAGGAAACGAACTGATTGTTAGAGGGTGTAAACTCTAATGGAACGTTATACCCACTGGTGATTGGAATTTGTGAAGCAATGTCCACACCGTTTAAGTAAATTGTACTAGCTGGTGCAGCGTAGGTAGCCATGTATATACGAACTTTTGTGCAAGCAATTGGGCTTGGAGGAGTAAATGTAAGCCCACCCCCTGCCCTGTTATTGCCTGTGGTAATTCCATTAAATCCATTTGTGATGGCATAACTAGCACCATAAGCAGTTCCAGTAACGTAATTACTCCACGTTTGACTATTGTCAAACCAATCGTCAAACCCTCCGTCATACTCCTTCGGCTGCCACACACCGTTGTCATCAGTCTCACCAAAATCTGTTGGTGCTAATGCTTGACCATCGATGAAATATACGTCGGCTAGGTAGCCATCAAAATGTCTTCCACCTCCACCAGGAGATCTGCCAATTTGATGCGCGAAAGCACCGTTAACAGCTAAATTTCCAGTACGAGCCCAGGTATGAGCTTCAACTCCGTTAATAAACCATTTAAGATTTGAACCGTCATACCTGACAAAGTAGTGAAACCAAGCGCTTGGATCTCGAAATTTGGCGGTACCTTGAGAAGCAACACTGTTAACTGTCGCATAAATACTGTTACCATCAAATCCAATATCAAGAAAGTCAGTATCACTATTAGCACCATAAGCGCCAAATAAACATTGACGACTCGTTGCTAATGAACTTTGCTTAACCCAGCCGCTCCAAGTCCACGACTCGCGATTACCTGCAACACTTGGGGCGCGGGACAAATAGGCCGAGTCACCGCTGTTGAAACGTAAGCTTCTCGAAATAGCCGCTCCACCACCGCCACCGCCACCGCCGCCTCCTCCTCCGCCACCACCAGCAGACTGACCACTAGCGCCAGCAAGAACGTTAGAACCAATGACGCTCATGAGTAATTAGCGGTGAATACACAGTGAATTGATGTCGTGCTACGAACCAGATAATCAATCCGATCCACAGCATCAGCAGCCGTACTTAACGTTGGTGCGGTGCCACCAGCAAAGTCGTAATACGTTCCAAACGTAAGCAACCGGCTGCCAGTTGCATCCTGCACGATAAAGATTGATCCGCTTTGGCCTGCCGTTAAGTTCGTCGGATTAGAAAGTTCGCAAGAACCTGTATTTGCCAAGGTCAACTGAAAATTATTAGCCGTTGCAAAATCCAGCACCTTCGTCGTATCACCAGCCGCAACCGCAATCGCAGAAATAGTCCCTCGTTGCGCTGCCGTATAAGTTCGAGCCTGTGTCGTTACCTGCGTTTCAACTGGCGCTGTTAGCAGGTTTGTAACTGTAATCTTCTTTGTCGCATCAGCCGAAACGTCAACAACAGCAACAACGTCTGTCGCTGCATCCGTTGCTGTTATTGCTCCAAGCTCTGTGATCTTGACGTTGGCCATGAGATCCGATCAATACAGGGATTCTACGTCAACCAGCAATTAGGTCCAAGTGCTGATCGCAACTCGTTTCCAAGTGTTAGTCGCAATGCAAACATACACATAATCTGCATCCCATGCGATCTCACCCGCCACACCCGTTGCTGTAGCTGAAGCTGGTGTATGCGTTGGCAATACAGGTCGAACCCCTAGCGTCACATTTGCAGACGTGATTGCTGCTGCACTCGTTAACGTTCCAGCAACCTGGACCTTGAAATCAAGCTTGCCGTCTTCTTCAGTGTCAGTCGGATCAACAATTGATCCTTCGATCACTGCATAGTTGACGGTATTAGGCGTTGCAGCATCATCGTTGCCCTGGAAAATGACAGAGCTGAGAACATCAGCCGCAACACCAGCTGCATTATTGCGGTGGTGATACAACACCACATCAGCAGCACTGACAGCAACAACCTCCTTTGACTCAAGGAATAACGCGGTGTTCGCCGCAGATTCCGTGATATGCAACGGATGCTGTGGAGCGATCTCCTTAATGCCAACATTCTCGCCATCAATACGAAGACGAGTTGCAACCGTTCCAGCAACAGCAGTTTGTAGGTTCAGCCTGCCATCAGTTGATCCATGCGTGTTGTCTTTGATGTCCGCAAGGATTGCTGCATAGTCATGCGAAATGTTGATGTCGCACTGACCACGGAAAACAATGTTGCCAAGGCTGTCATCATTTGCAGCCGTTGCGCTGTTGCGATACAGCACCAGATCAGGTGCAGTGTCAGCGCCAGCATCGTTATTTTCAATGATGACCTGATCAGTCGTATCAGCACTGAACAGATGCAGTTGTGCTGCTGCCGTTCCAGTGCCTAGCTGAAACCCTGCAGTCGTGACTTTGGCGACATACGTTCCAGCAGCTGTAAAGCCCAGCTCGTTTGTCCCGGCGTAGTACAAGCCAGTGCTATTTGTACCGCTCAAAAAGCTGACGGATGGCGCTGCAGCCGTTCCATCATTCAACG